CTTACCCGCAAAAACAAACTCATGCTTACCGCACGAGCATTTCAGCTTAAATACAGCCACTTGCACATTCCCCCTATGACACCGGTCTCCACCAATGGACGTTGTAAGTCATAAATATACTCTTAATCGCAGGATCCTTGGGGTCTTCTATTGGATCCTCCAGCGGCGTGTTTCGCGCCGGGTCAACACGGAACCAGATTTCGCCGGCTCTTATTGGGTTGTCCGGGTCTGTCCGGTCGTACCTGGTAATTACCAGACCACCGCGCCCAGGGCCTGCCAGTGCATCATATACCTTATCTCGAAACTGACGGACTGTGTTCCAATAGAAGTCCTTGCCCGGGTCAGGCGCCCGCATCTTGCATTCAATCTCCAGCAAGGTTAGGAACCTTTCACCCCTTACTTTGTACGGCACACTGGGCACTACTCCACCCATTGTCCAGACACCCAGCTCTTCGATTTGCAGTAGGTTATTAAACGGTACCCCCCGGGTGTTATCCTGTATGGTGCGCAGCGCCAGCATCGTAAGCCATCGGCCACCGTCTTCGAGCTTTGACTTGGGCCTGGCGATGAGCTTTAGCTCCGATTCAGACGAAAGCCCGAACAATGCAAGGTTTGAGACGATATGTTGTGCTATGTTGGTCATCATTTGATCCATACTATCACCCCGGAAGGTTTTCACGATTTTGGTGCAGAATAAGCATGTTGAAAGGTTGTGATCCGCTTGCCGGACAAGGACAAGCCTAAATACCGCGTTCGAAAACTGGAAGAACTAGACGCCCAGGGGCGGGTTGTTTGTACCCACGTTGATTACGACCTGGGCGCCATGTTAATAGACGCATTTCCAGAACTACGCGAGGAATACGACAAAGAGCAGGCCAAAAAGAAAAAAGGCGATGTTTTGCCTTTTCCTAAGTAACCTCTATTCCCGTCTCGCCTTAACTTCCCACCATAGAACCTCACCCAGGAACGTCTTGTCAATCTTCTTGGGCTTCCATGTGAGGCCACCGCATACAATACGGTCCTCATACTGCGGTTCGGTTTCCCGGCGAATGGTAAACTCCATATCACCAATGATGTAGTAACCGCCGGATTTCTGAACCTCTTCAGCTGTCAGGTTCCTGGTCATGGCCGTCTCGTTAGTGTCGGTGTAATTCGGCGTTTCCGGCGTTCCGTGAACGGAATCCCCGGCTGTCATACCAGTAAACGTGCGGTATGTTATGGGCTCTTCGGTGAACGGAGCCAGTTCAGCCATAGCGGCCTTGATGTCGTCAACGTCCTTTTGGGTTATGAGAGCCATCCGATCACCGCCCATCCGGCCGGGTCACAGTACCGCTGGTCACCGAGCCACCAGTCAGCGGCCTAATTCCGGCCTTTCTAGCATCCCGTCGGTACTGAGCCAGCGCCTCTTTAATAAGGGCATTGTAATTGCCGCTGGCGCCGGACTTGTTGACCCCGATGCCCTTGATGTTTAGCGCGGCGTTTTCGGCTGTCTCCGCCGCCTTAGCCTTCAGGCCCAGGTACTCAGCATAGGCCAAGATGGCGTTAACCGCCTTATCCGGCACATCGGCCACCGTAGCATAATCATGTTGGGTCGCGGCTTCGGTTATCCACCCTTCAAGCTCGGTGCTACTCCTGCCCGGCAGCCGGATTAACAGGCGGGTTGTCAGGGTCGGTAGATCCGCCATCGGTACCAGCCTCCAGTGCTTCAAGGGCCGCTACCAGTTCAGCTTTCTTCATCTTGTCGTAGCCCTCGATTTTATCTTTGGCGAGCTCCTTGAGCTGCGCCACGGTCAGGTCAGCAAGTCCTTTTTCAGGCTCTTTTTCTTCCTCGGCAACCTGCAGGACTTTCTTGCAGGCATCATAATCCTTTTTGTCCATTTCAAACTCCTGGCCGATAGTATAAGGAGTTCCCTTATACTTAACAGGAGTCGTCGCCTTTACTTTCACTTGGCATCCCTCCGTATAATTCAGAGCCAGGGGCTAAATGCCCCTGCTCTTATGCACTATGAACGGTCGCAATAAAGATTTCGTCGATGCGCTCGAAGCTCGGCAGTTCGATGGCCGACACGATGGTCTGCACGTTGACCGGGTGGGGCTCCCTGACTGTGGTAATGGCCACGCCGGTATTCACGATTTCCACCTGGGCGTCAGTGTTGCCGGCCATCAGGTCGGATTCTTCCGGGGTGGTGCCGTAATAGGTGTTGCCCAGGTCGCCATCCGGAATAAGGGAAAACACGTCATCCGGGAAGAACAGCGTCCCGCCGCCGCCCACGGTGGTTGTGAACTTCTTGTTGTACACTGCCACCGACAGGCCAAGCTTGCTGCTCAGGTACTGCTGCAGCATAGCATCGGTCATGATGATGTTGCTCCCACCAGTGGGATTTAGGTCCAGGCGAATGGACTGGTTCTCCAGCAGGTAATTCCAAGTTTTACGTGTACATACCGCCCGGGTCGGCCGGGTGCCGGTATCCTCCTCGATGGTATCCTGCCACCGCTGGATGTCCTGCACGGGCTTGGAGTTGGCCGTATCAGACCAACGGTCAGTGGTCAGCAGGGCCTCCTTGTGAGTTGCCGGCAGCTTGTAATCATAGTCGTAGTCAATCCGGTTGGCAGTGATGGCAATGAGGCCGCTGGAAAGCAGCTGCATGCGCATACGCTCGGCCTGCACTTCGGCGCCGTTAACCAGGTTGGTAACATCGTCGTAGATATTGTTGATGATCGGCTCAATCAGGTTGGCGTTTGCCGCGGCAATAGCCTTGTTGATTTCTTGACGATCTTTCTCACCGATACGCATGGCTTCACGGAAGAACGGCATTTCAGTCTCGATTTTGGAGATACCGATACGGTCACGGACAGTGGCCTTGGCATCAAACGCCGAAGGCATCAGTGCCACAGGTAGACCACGAGAACCTTTAATCCAGGACAGATCCAGACCCAGCTGTTTACGTGCCGGGAACAGGGTGGAGCCCAGGTACGGAATTGCGTTGCTCGGATTGGTGGCGTAATAAGATGCGATTTCCTGAGCGTTGATCATGTCGAAAATGGTAGGCATTGTTTTTCATCCCTCCTAATTGTTAATCCAGCTTAGTCAATAAACTGGATCATCTTCAGGGCAGTAACCGCTTCTGCCGCCGGCGCTGCAGGCAGCTTATTGGTGTCGATGTAACCGTGGATAACCATAGCACCGGAGGCCGGGCCGTAGGTAACGTCCACATCGTTAAGCAGTACACCCTCTGCGCTGGTTGCATCCACACTTTGGGTGTTTTTCTCAGCCACGGGGATAGTGTCATCGGCCAGGGTGGAACCGGTGGTGCCGCCCACGATAGTGCCCTTGGGAACGATTTTTTTTCCGTCAGCATTGGCAACTATGCCGGCATCACTCACGGTAACCGCTACGGCCACATAATGGTCGGGGAACTTCAGGATTTCCTTGGTCCCCGTGAAATCAGTTTGGGTAAATTTCAAGGGTTATTCCTCCTTAGTCATATTTGTTCTTTGCGCTTATTTGAAATAGTTATGTGCGCCCTCACTGCGCTTTTTAGCTTCGGCGGCACGCTTTTCAGCCAGCTGCTTGCCGAAGTCGCCGGCTTGGTTACCGGTTCCGCCACCTTGCTGACCGCCGTTTCCTAGACTGCCGGGGCTACCCCCGGGCTTACCGGTGCCAACCAGGTGCGGCTTGGCCTTGGCCAGTGTCTCCACGGCTTCCTTGGCACCGGTTACATTGCCTTGGTCGTCAACCTGCACACTGGCCTTGTCCACCAGGGCCACGGCATCCGCCGGATCAACAAAACCGGCCTGCACTGCGAACACTTTGATTTCGGCGTTCACCAACCGGGTGTTCGCGGCGGTCAAAGCATCCTTTTTCTCCTGCTCTGCCTTATCAGCCCGTAACTTTTCCTTTTCCAGGTCTGACTTTGCAGCTAAGTCAGCTTCGGCCTTGGCCTTGGCTGCTGCTTTCATGGCATCGGCAGATTCAAACCCCAATTCCTTGGCCAGGGCCTCCATCTGAGCCTTGCCCTCGCGCTTCATGCGGGCCATGAATGTGGCCTCGTCAGGGAAGGTAACCGGCGCAGGAGTAGGTGCCGGTGCTGGGGTTGGATTAGGCGCAGGGGCAGGCGAAGGAGTTGGCCCCGGTCCAGGTGATGGCGCAGGCGGATCATCAAAGCACCCGCGCATCCGCAAAGGTTCAAACTTGTTGCTGAAAGACATTCCCATTAACCAACGAAACATTTATTTACCTCCGGTTTTAGGGTCCGTTCCCCGTTTCCGTGATTTTACGCCTCACGTTCGGCCCGCACTCAGTTTAACGACCTAAGGCGTGTCGGTCTTTAAAAAGCCTACCTCCTTGGCGCCTACTGCTTTGTTAATACCAATGGCGCAGATGTTTTCCATCTCCAGGATTAAAACACCCTCGATATCGATAAATTTCTGTATTCCATAAATTTTGCTCAGGTATACTGTACTGAGCCTCTCAGCTTCGTCATCATCCATAGTGCCGTCTATCATTTGACCACTACGAAGCCAAATTAAGTAATCCTTCACATCAAGCAGCCCTCCCTTTTAGAGTTGCAAGATTCAGCGCCCCGCTCTTGACCCAGGATCTGAGCACCGGTACCAGCCTGCACCGGCAGCGCGGGTGACTGGCAATGGTTGGCACTGGTAGGTTATCGCGGCGGTAAACGCCGGGCATCCCAGGCACGCTATTAAAGCGTGAGTCGGTGCCGTTAGCCAGCGAAGGGCAGGGCGGATCAACGCGGCCATCAGCGGCCGTTATCCAGGCAAAGAATATCTCTTCACCAATCACCTCCTGGGCTTTGTCCGCAAAATCAATAAACCCCGCCGAACTGGCGCGGATTATTTCCGTCCTGGCTATGGTTATCGCCCGGGCCCGGATGCTGGGGAAGGGCTTTTTCAATCCCTCCTGGGTTAAGCCGGTTCCCATGATGCGCCGTGCTATTTTTGGGATTGATTCACCCATCACAGCACCCCGGGCCAGCTCGTCGCGGATCCGGTTTAATACATGTGCTTCCACTCGGCCGGCTAGCTTTGGTACATTTCCCACCAGGGCCTCGATCATGCCCCGATTGATTGTTCCGACCCCACCGGTCACTGAAATTTTTGAGTAAGGAGGCGTTCCGCCGGCAGTAAGTGCCCGTGCGGCATTTTCCTGGCCCATAACAAAAGCCTCGTCAATTGCATCTTGACGGGCTTTGGTGGCCTGGGTGGTATAGTATTTCATTTGCAGCTCAATGTCCCGGATGGTGTTCTCCAGGTATTCCAGCTTTAGGGTGTCGCGGCCGCCCTGGGCATCCAGGAACTTAATGTATAGTTCCTTCCTGGACTCTTCGTAAATCTTAAGCAATGCCTTGGCCAGGCGCGATTCACGCGACCGGCGGTCTTTGGCCAACTGGCGGAGAAGACTCAACAGTTCGCTTTCGAGGGTGCTCACTGGCCACCGCCCCCGCCGGCATTGTCGTCATCGTCACTTTCTGGATCATCCAGCGCACCACCCAGGGCCTCCATGATGGTGGCCTTCTCGCCCAATATTTCTGCCATCTTAGCTTCGGGGTTCTCAATACCAAGCGTATCCATGGCCCCTTTTAGGCTTTCCAGCATCGTGGCCACCTTCTTGGTCTCCCGGTCAACTATCTCCACTTCGTTTTCCGGGATGGGCATGGTTGTTTTAACCTCGACCAGTTCATCCAGATCGCCAGCGACTATCTCAGACAGGGCCGCCTCGTTGATAACTTTACTATCGTAATGTTGGCGGGTATCGTATTTATTGAGCATGTACAAGGCCTTACCAAACAGCCGCTGTAGGCGCGGTTTCCAAGTAATCATGTGCCGGTTGGTAGCTGATATAATTGCACCGTACAACAGAATGATGGCAAATCCGGAGAGTTGCCCCATACCCTTTACCTGGTCGGGGCTGATGTTGGGCACGTCGGAAAGCCGGTGCATCAGGGCCATGATTTGCTCTAGGTGCTCTTTTAGCGCTTCCCGGTATTCAAATTGGTGTTCCAGCATTTTGGCGTCGGCGTTCGTCTCACCGTCACTATTTAGCTGCCACAAGGCGTTTGGTGCTACCTGCAGAGGCTCGGCAGTACCGGCCTTTATCTCTTCAGCAGTCGGCAGCGCGGCGTTCATAATCACTTTAATGGCGAACATGCCGAACCTCAGCGCGTCCGCGTTATCGGATATTTTGCGCTCGATCTCATCGTTTAGCCCGGCCAGCACTTCCACCATGGAGCGCCCTTCGGTCTCCCCGGTCAGGCCGCCGCGGTTAAATATCTCCACCGGCACAAACGGCAGCCCCAGGTCATTGGGTGCCACCAGCTCTTCTTTAAGCTTTAGCTGGGTATCATAAAGGCCCTCTTCCATCCAGCAAGAGCCTTTATCCATCCAATAGGTTTGCTTCCAGATGGTAGAGTCGTCCACAAACGCGGTGAAGTGGATTTTATCCAGCACGTCCACATCGTCAGCTGAATAAATGGGCCAGTATTCAAGCCGTGGCCGCCAGATGATGCGCAGGCCCCGTGTGGCGTCATAGTGGAGCTTGGCACAAACCCCGCCGCCGATGAAGTGGTCAGTGGCTGCCTTCAGGAGCTTTTCAGACATAAGGTTTTGCTTCATGACCCGGTAAAGTAACTTCTCCCGGGCTGACGCTTTGGCACTCGAAGCCTGTTGCTGTGAACTAGGCTCATAACCGGGTTTAAGCATCTCGGCTGCGTCGTCTATCTGTTCAGCCGAGCAGGCCAGCCCAACGGGCCGTTCAAACATAAACGCCGCCAGGCGATCAATGAACCAGGCGGTCAGATTAGCAGTGACCATAGTCGGCAGGTAATCAAGGTTGTTTTGAGCCTTTAGATCCTCCGGCTTTATTTCGTTGCCGTTCTCATCCAGCCAATGCTTTCCGTCATACTGGCGGTACCAGTCGATTAGTTTGTTGACCAGCTGCAGGCCCTCGTTACCCAGGTACTGAAACTGCAGCACACTGGACGGATCCTGGTAGGCCAGGCGGGGGAATATTGTCAGGTCACGCTTTCTGTTTATGGTGGTCATATTATCACCTCATGCCGCGGCGGGCTGTGCTGACCCGAGCAAGTTTATTTTTCATATCATCTTCCAAAGCGTACCTTGCGGCATCTATAGTATGATTATCCTTGTCTGGATAACTGCTTTTTACTTCACCGTTTTTGTCGGTTTCCAGAGCGTAATTTATAAATTCTCTTGCTGCCCTGGGGCATCTTGCGGGGTCGATGATAATTTCTTCAATGTCCTCAGATAAAAACTTAATGCCATAATCAACCGAATCAGGCCCCTTTTTAGCGCCTTTTATCTTCATGTCATAACTTTTTAACTCTGAAATACTCTTTGGTTCGGCACTGTCGGCGATTGATGTTACTGTTAGCTGATCTTTGATACTTTCGTAAAGCTTCCTGTTGGACACTTGTATTCCAGAGAATTCATAAAACATATACAACCTTTTTCTTGTCTTATCATAGTGCATCTTCTCAAAAACTACCGGGTCAACTGCATAGCCAAAGTCTAAGCCCTGTTTTATCCTGTCGAAGTTATTGATTTCCTCTTCAGTGATTTCTCTTAATGTGACATTGTTGAATACCTCTAAGCCGGTTCCGACTTCTTCACCCAAATACTCGTGCCGGTAAGCCATTTCATTGGTTTGCTTTAGGTGCTCAGCATCGGCAATAAAAATAGGCCCCAGCCATTCCGGTGGGACACTGCGGTAGTCTGAGGCATGGACTTTTCTTCCCGACTTGGGCAGCTTGGCCTCATGGTTCACCCATGACCTTGAACTCTTGGGCGGGTTGTAGGTATAAAAAACTACAAATATTTCCCCGCCTCTCATAAGGGATTGATTTATAGTTCTAATTTCCTCGGGTCCGTGAAATTCGTCTAATTCCTCGTACCAGAGATACTTTATGTACCCTTTTTTAACTTTGGTGGACTTAATCTTTTTAGGTTTATCTGCACCTCTAAAAAGTATCCTTTGCCCTGTAGGGGTATATGTTAATTCTAGCTTGGATTGCGGTATGTTCCACAGGTGGGCTACCCCGAGCTTTTCAATAGCCCATGCCAGCTGCTCAAATACTGAATCATGGAGGGTGTCTTTAACTTTCCTTAAGGCTACAGCATTGGTGAAATCACCATTATCTGCATCTTTCATCATCCCAAGTATTATCTCTACGCTTGCGAATGATGATTTAGTGGAACCCCTGCCACCTCTTAACCAGTATTCAATGTTATTTTCTTTTTTTACATCGTTATGAAGGCCGTAAAAGTTAGGGGCGATAACTTTCTTTAAATTAACCTCAGTCATTTTCATCATCACCAGGTATGTCGTCAACTATTACGACTTTCATTGGCTTGTCTTGTTTATCATCCTTTACCTTAGCAATATCAGCCTTAAGTTTATCCAGCTTCAGCTGGTGTTCCTCGCTACCTCTGCCAGATTGCAACAAGGCCTCATAACGGCTGACCAACTTCTCTATGGTTTGCATAGCCTTGGCCTGGGCATTAAGTAGTGTAGCCTGCCGGTCCCACGCAAACTGGAACTCCCATTCCTCTTCTCGGTATGTCTCCTCGAAAGGTTCGCCATCTTCAGATTCCGGATTATGCCTTGGGTTCGGGCCCAACTCAACTTTCTTTTTCTTGAGCTCCCTGATCATTTCATCCTTGGCAGTAACAAACATAATCTTCTGGGCCCGGGCAATGGCCAGGTACTGGATCATAATGTTTTCCCAAAGGATGTCCAGTGGGCCCTTTTCCATAATCTCTCCCACCAGGGCCAGGGTCTCTTCATCATCCGGGAATATCTTACGGAAAAACCCATGCTGCATGCCGTTCTGGTTGCCAGCCGGCGGGCCAGGGGAGAGTCCCCCATGTATACGGCATACCTTCTTACCTGGTACCGCCTTCATCTTGCAGCGCTCGCCAGATTGCTTAGACTTGGCCACGCACTGTCCTTCCCGGCCGTCGGTGTGGTATTGGCAGCGCTCACCCCCGGGCAAGGCTTTATGTCGGCACCGCTGACCGCTCTTGTGGCCGATGGCGACGCACTGGCCGGGGTAGGGTTCGGGTTCTGGCTCATTGGTAACGTTACCTTTGGGATTAGTAACGTTACTTTTGTTTTTCGGTAATGTTACGTTTTTGGATTTGTCCCAATTATCCTGGTTCTTCCACTTGCGGACCTGCGTATCTGAAACTCCGAGCTGTGCGGCGATGTCCTTAAGTAGCATCTTGCCGCCGCTTTGCTTCCAGAGTTCATGTGCTTTGTCTCGGTTAGGGCTGCGCTCTCTGGCCATCACCTCACCTGCTTTGTTGTGTGCTAAGATCAAAAACGCACCCGCCCATCCTCACCGCACATATCAACGTGCAGCTCCGGGCGGCAGCGTTATTATTACCAACGTAAACTTAAACTTATTAGCCAACGCCACCGCTTTATTCAGCGAACTTTTTGTATAACAAATAATCTATTATGGCTTCAACACGTGCTGAATAAGCCGTTATTACATCAGCATCACCTTTTTGCAAGGCCCGCTTTAAATTTTCATCAAGCTGTTGAAGCAAATATTCATCCGTTAACTCAATGTCTGTGACAGAGGGCTGATAATCATCTTCATAGTAGCCGTTCTTTTCAGCATAATACTGCGCCTTAGCTCTTTCCGCTAATTCATCAGAGACAAACGGATTCTTCGGCAAAGCCATCATTAGTCCATCAAGCGGACCAACATTTGCATCAGCCTCAACTCTTTCAACGCGCACTGTGTAAATATTAAAGACAGTGCAAACTATCAAAACAAGCGCGAGTACGGCCAAAATAAGCTTTTTTTCTTTTTTGGTTGTATCGTCCATTGACTACTTAACCTCCTTATTAACCGGTTCGTGATGTTTTATTTTAATAGGTGGGAATAAGCCGTGGATGAAATGAGCAAAGCAATCGCCCAGCGCATGTAATGCAACGCACCAGTTATCTATT